CAGGATAAGATGACCAAGCTGTATACTATTGAAATGTTAATTATTATCAATTCAATATATATATAACGAGGTCCCGGACTAGCAAAGTCGGTGTTGTGGCTAAGACCACTGCTGATTAAAGATGCTATCCCCCCAAAGACGCGACTGGTACTATTGGATCGGCTATTGCCCATCATCAATAGTAGAGTCTTCTTTGAAACTTTCCTGCTCGTTAATAGCTGACATTTCGTCTTCTGTTAACTCGCTAGTTAGTAACAATTGTCTTTGCTGTTCTATTTGAAACAAAAGTTTCTTTAGATCAGAATTTAATCTTATGTGAGTAATTATCTTAGTAATTGCTCCCTTGTGGGGTGTAACATTTGTTATAGTATCCGGTGTGAGTGGAGTGAAATCCGCTCAGTTAACCTTTCTTGGATAGAAATCCTTGATCGATTGCTCTGCGTTTTTAACAACACCATACTGTATATTATTCAAATGTCTCACGCACATGGATAAGACCTCAATAAAGGGATGGTAGGTGCCTTTTCGGACCTTCCATTGCTTGAATGGGGCTCCGTTCATGAACTTATTTAAAGACTTGACGGATTCAACGATATTCTTATGAACTCGTTCTACACTTATGTGTATTGCGTATTCTCAGAATAACCGTTTGATCTCCTCTTTCCTCGATGAACAATTCAAAGAGAATTGAGGGTATCATTTATGAATCTTCCAAAATAGGTTTTTATCCCAATCAGGTTCGTCTGTATTAATTCTATTGTAGAATTCGTACGACTTACTAGAAAGGTATTCTAACTTTCTTTTGTGTTTAATGCCAAGCGCTTTGAATATCTTCAGTGAAAGTTTCTTAAAATTGATGTGCTCACAATCCCAACCTTTCCAAGATTGCTGTCTAAACACTTCTGAAATCATTCAGTATTGTTTATTCGCTTTCTCAAGATCGGCTAGTGGAAAGTGGCTGTAGTCAATTTTATCGATATACAGTTTCTTAGCAAACTCTCAGCCTCTTGTGGATATAACAGACTTAGTGTCTTGTTTCTCCATACCAAACTCTTTTAGAAGGGTTTCGTAAGCAAGGGCTGACTGCTGTCCCTTGATAACAATGTCATCTCCTAGGAGATAATATTGTACATCATATCCGACTCTCATACTACATATATGTAGCATGAAGTGGTGCGCTAACGAAAAGGAAGGAAAAGAGCTATAGGCTCCCATAGGTTGTCCGTTTGTGTAAAACAAACTTACTCCCCATGGTGTCTCAAACTCCCAACCAACCATGACGTTAGTTCAGGCAGCGGCGACTTCTTTGCCAAAGATACATTCCATAATTTTGGTTTGTATTCTCATTGGTAATAGGTCTGAGCAAGCTTTGAGATCCCATGAATAGAAAGTTTCTCCATTTAGGTCATTAAACTTTTTATCGTTTAATAACTTATGTTGGTCGAACATACTATCCTGGGGGAAAGTTGATAGCATATTAGCTAAACAATCATGTATTGGTTTCAGAACCAATTGTGATCAATAGTCAAATATTGCCACGACACGGGACTTAAGCTCTTTGTCAGGTACCTGGGCTATACGTCTGAAAACAGATGTATTCCTGGTTGCCGACGCAAAGTCTAAGTTTTCGTGCATCTCTCCTGTATCTTCACTTCTTATCTTCTGCATAACTTCGATGATGTCTTCTCCTCCCTCCATAATACTTAGTAGTATGGTTAGGTTGTTGAATAATTCATCTGGTAGGGCTTTGGCTTCCTTAAGAACAGAAGTCATTGCCGGTCCCATTGGGCCTGCAGAGTGGCGAATGAACGGTTTCACCTCCATTGGTGTTCT